TTTTTGAACCCTCAACCGATACTAATGCTAACTTTGCTAACTCCGTAAGTGGACAGGCTAATAGTTTCTTCCTACCTTCGATTTACTCTAAAAAGGTTCTAAACTTCTTTAGAAAATCTTCGGTTGTAGAAGCTATAACAAACACCGACTATGCTGGTGAAATATCTGCTTTTGGAGACTCTGTAAAGATTATCAAAGAACCAGTAATCTCTGTCTCTGATTATACCAGAGGTAGTGATACTACTGCAACTAAACTAACTGACCAAGAACTTACATTGGTTGTCGATAGTGCTAAAGCTTTCAAATTCATCGTAGATGATATTGAAACAAATATGTCACATGTAAACTTTAAAGAAGTAGCTTCAAGTTCTGCAGCTTACGCTTTAAGAGATTCATATGATGCTGCTGTTATCGCAACTATGTTCTCAGGAGTTTCTAGTTCATCACCAGACCATGTGTTAGGTGCTGACAATGCTACCGACTTAGCTGCCGGTACATTTGATGGAACTGGTAACCTTGACATAGGTTTTGGTTCTAGTGAGCATGACCCAATCGATGTTTTAGCTAGAATGGCAAGACTATTAGATGAACAAAGTGTTCCTGAAGAAGGAAGATGGTTCGTTGCTGGTCCTGACTTCTACGAAGTATTAGGTCAAGCTTCTTCTAAATTGCTATCTGTAGACTTCAACGCAGGTCAAGGTTCAATTAGAAATGGTTTAGTATCTAGTGGAAAACTAAGAGGATTTGATATGTACAAATCTAACAACATTGCCTCAACATCTAATGCTGCTGGTAAATGTATGGGTGGTCATATCAGTTCTACTGCAACTGCTAACACAATCCTTTCAACAGAAGTCCTAAGAGACCCAAGTTCTTTTGGCGACATCGTGAGAGGTCTTCATGTCTATGGAGCAAAAGTTCTTAGACCTGAAGCATTAGTAAGTGCTTTCTACGGTATTGATTAAGAATAATCATTTGGGGGAGTCTTAGGACTCCTCCTTTTTTAAAAGGACAAATATGGATAAATACGAACAACAAGAAACAGGTAATCCAAAACCTAGTGGGAATATTTCTTATTACAAATCTTTAAAAGAAAAAGAAGAAATGTGTAAAGATATGGCTGGTTATAACGAAAGTTTAAGACCGGGTTACTATAACGAAAAAAATAAAGTGGAGAAATAAATGAAAAAATTAAAAAAGGCTGTAAAAGTTATAGGAACTATAGCAAATCCTAAAGCTGCTGTTGCAAAAGCTGTAGTAGGAAATGTAATGGGTCCGAAAGGTCAAGCCAGAAGAAAAGCTAGAAAAGCTAGAAGAGCTGCTAGAAAAGCTAGTGCTATGGGTGGCGAAAACAGAATGAACATGATGTATGGTGGTGAAAGAGCAACCAAATCTCATGGTGGAAAACATTCGCCTAATGATAGAATTATGTATGCTGGTGGTGGTGAAACTTTAACACCTAACTAAAATGAAGGTTAAAGCACCGAAAAGCTATCATTGGATGAAACAAAAAAATGGTAGTTTTAAATTAATGAAACACAAAGGAAAGTTTGTACCACACAAAGGTGCGAGTTTAATGGCAAACTTTGCAATACAAAAGGTACATAAAAAATAATGGCAACAACATATTTAGATTTAACTAACGAAGTTCTTAGAGAACTAAACGAAATACCTTTAACATCTGCAAACTTTGCAAACGCAATAGGTTTACAGAAATTTGTTAAAGATGCAGTTAATAAATCTATATTTGATATAGCTAATACAGAACCACAACTACCTTTTTTTAGTGCAGGTGTAAGTGGAGGCACAGACCCTTTTTATGGTAATACAACAATAGCAACTGTAGCCGGACAAAGATTTTATACTTTAAAAGATGGTAGCTCTAGTATTACTACAGACTTTGCTTCTATTGATTGGGATGATTTTTATATAACAACAATAAATGTAAGTGGTGAGTCAAGCCCTTATGTTTCTAAAGGATTAAAATTTTTAACACTTGCAGATTGGAGAAGGTATTATAGAGATAGTGAAAATATAGATGATGCAGATACACAAGCATACGGTGAACCTAAATTTGTAATTAAATCTCCAGATAGTAGAAAGTTTGGATTAAGTCCTATACCTGATAAAGTGTATAATGTGCATTTTTATGCATTTACAAAACCTACAGCTTTAGATGCTCATGGAGATACGATGGCTTTACCAGAGCAATATAGTAATGTAGTAACTGCAAGAACTAGATACTATATATGGCAGTTTAAAGAAAGTCCACAACAAGCAGCTTTTGCTTTAGATGATTATAAAAAAGGAATGAGAAGCATGAAGTCTAATCTTATGAATCCAACTCCTAAATATATGACAGATGATAGGACATACTTTTAATGGCTAGAAGTCAACCATATACAGTTGCAGTTGATGGAGGATTAGTAAGT